TGTACAAGTTCTTGCTGTAACTATGGATTTAAAAAATCAAGGTTATGACCAGGAATACATTGATTCTCAAATAGAGTTCTTAAAAGATAGTGGAAAACTAGAAACTATTTCTAAAAAGTCTTATGACAGGATTGTTGCAGAACAAGAAAAGGAAACTGCAGGTCAAGTAACAAGACAAAAAGAAGTAGTTGAAAATAGAAAGAAACAAGCTAGAGAGTATAAGACAAATATTACTTCTCACATTAATAGTTTGAATGAAGCTGGAGGATTGCCAATCTCTAAACAAGATAAAGCAGCTCTTCCTACTTATATCTCAGAACCTACTGTAGAATTACAAGATGGTAGATATGTAAGTGAAATGCAAGCAGACTTATTTAAAGTAATGGCTGATAAAGATAAGATAGTTCTTTTAGCTAAACTTTTAAAAACAGATTTTGATTTTAGTGCTATTGAGAGAAGAAAACAAACTCAAGCTGCAAGAGGTATCAAAGAAGCTGTTGAAAGAGTGGATAGAAAAGAAATGTCAAATTCAGAAAGTGGAGGTCACAAATCCAATAAAAAGGCCCTCTGGGATATGCTAGAGGAATAATCAAATAAATAATTAACTAAAATTAAATCAAAATGGCTACATTAGGAAGTAAGCTTCTCGTTAAAGAGATGGAGTGGAATGCCAACATGACAGAGCAATCTCATTTAGGAGCTGCTCTTATTGCTAAACCACACCGTATTCTTGGAGAGATGGACAAATTGTTCTCTGCTCAAAACTATTATTCTGATAATCCAATGTCTTCTTTGTTGATGGGTAACTCTAAAACAGAAGAAACTATTGGTAACACAGAATGGGAATGGGAATTGAAAGGTGCAAACACTAGACCTCTAGTTGTTGTAGAAAATGTTGAGATTGCTAGCAACTTGACTCCTGGAAAATTCAAAAAGACATTCAAGATTAAACTTGATGAAAACTGGTACTTACCAGGGGATGTTATCATGCCAGGTACTTCTAACAAGAAATACCAAGTTCGTATCCAAAACCAAGGTGTTAAACATGGTGATGGTACTGTCTACACTGTAAGAATGAACTCAGATGATCCACAAGCATTTATGCCTGTTAAGTATTTGAAGCCAGGACAACAATGGGGTAAATTATTCTCTCAATATGAGGAAGCTGCTGAGCAATCAGGTTCTACTGTTTTCAGTTTACCAATTGCCTTCAGAAACAGAATGTCTAAGTACAGAAAAGAATACAGAATTACTGACTATGCTTCTACTGAAGTTTTAGCTGTAGCTATTCCTGATTCTAAAGGTGCTTACCATAACTCATGGATGCGTTATGCTGAAGTTGAATATTGGCAACAATGGTACAGAGAAGTAGAGCGTGGATATTGGTATTCAAGATCTGCAGATACTGTATTAGGAGCTAATGGAAGACCAGTAAGAATGGGTCCTGGTATCCAAGAACAATTGGAAGATTCTCATCAACACAGATATTCTCACTTAACTGCTAAGTTAATTGAAGAGTACTTGCAAGATATTTTCTATTCAAGAGTTAAACCAGGTGCAGGTCGTCAAGTTAAAGGTTTCACTGGAGAGTATGGTATGTTACAATTCCATAGAGCTATCCAAGATTGGCAAAACAAATCAGGATTTATTAAGAATATTGAAGTTTACACTAACAAAGTGACTAACTCAGTACACACTAATTCTCTTGAAGCTGGTTACCAATTCGTGAAATATAACATGGCCAATGGTGCTTCTCTTGAGTTGATTCACAATCCTCTTTATGATGATAGAGAAATCAACTTTGAAATTGATGAGGTTACAGGTTTCCCTATTGAGTCTCAAAGAATTACATTCTTAGACTTCTCTGGAGAATCTAAAAACAGCAACATCAAAATCATGAACAAGAAAGATGGTTTTGCCTTTACTTATGTTGAAGGTATGTATGGTCCTTATGGTCCTAAAAATGGTGGTTCTTCTGCACACTCTGGTTCTTACTATGAAATGCACGTTGAAAAATCATGTGGTATCCATATCCATGACATCACTAAATGTGGTGAGTTGATCTTGTCTCGTAACTAAGATCCCTATATAACTACTAAAAAGCTCCTGTAACAAGGAGCTTTTGGTGGTAAAGGGAAAAAAGTTTTCCTAGAATATAAGTTCATTAATTTAAAGAGAAAAAATTATGGCATCAGTAAAAGTTGAAGTCAGACCTATTGAGTCTAAAAGATGGCACAACAAAACAGGTCAAGAGTCTTTCACAAGACCAAAGAAAATCCAAGCTCTAGTAGATGGTAGTACCATGAGGTATGCTACAGGTTTATCAGATGCAGATATTAAAGAGTTAGCTAAAAAAGGAGTTAACTATGATTTATCTTCACACTATAACTCAGAAGCTCCTCACCCATTTTGGGATTCAGGTATGGCAATTATTAAACTAGAGAACAACACTATGTTCTTTGATACTGACAATCCACTAGATTTTATTAAAATCAGAGTGATGAAAGCCAGTAAGTATGTTGCTAATTCAATGGCAGAGTATGATTTAGGTGCATGGCCAGAGGCTACTCATGTAATCTTTGATGAAGCAGAACAAGCTCAAGTTTTAGCTTCTAAGGTAGAGACTAAGAATACAGCAATCATTGAAGCTTCTAAACTATCTTTAGATAGAAAAATACAATTGATACTTGTATTAGGAGGTAAGAATATGAAGAATCAATCAGCAGATTTTGTAGCTGTAGAGTTAGATAAAATTATTACCAAAGATGCAGAAGAGTTCTTAAGATATTTGAAAATGGATAAAAAACAAACAGCATCACATGCACTTGTTTTAGAAGCACTTCAAAAATCTGTATTGAGAAGAGAAGGTCAAAGAATCTTCCACATGGATTCTCCATTAGGTATTGATGAAATTGAGGTTGCAGAATACTTATCTAAGGATGAAAACCAAGACATTAAAATGTTGATATTGTCTAAGATTAATAACTAAGAGTTATGACAACTAGGGAAATGCACTATGACTTCAAAAAGAAGTTTAACAAAGTAGACAGTCAAAAAAACAGGAACTTTTTGGTTCCTGAAATAGATTGGTTTCTAAATGAAGCTGCAGAACTTTTTGTTAAGAGAGTTGCACAACCTAAAGCTGACAATGGTCTTGGATTTGAGATGTCTCAAAGATTAATAGAAGATATTAAAACTCTTGTAGTTGGAGGGACATGGACTGCAGTTACTAACAATGTAATTACCTTGCCCTCTAATTACTTATATTTTGTAAGATGTAGAGTTAAACTTTCAAAAGGAATTTGTACTGGAAAAGAAGCTGTTCTTTATGTAAGAGAACACAATGACCTTTTTGAAGAGAGTCAATTTTACAATAGTTCTTTTGAATGGAGAGAAGTAAATGGTTTTTATGAAACTCAAGGTATCCAAGCTTTTACAGATGGTACCTTTACAATAGATGAAGCAAAATTGTCTTATATACGCAAAATGGCTTATATGCATAATGCCCAAGATTTTGGGACAGGGTCTTATAACCATCCTTCAGGTGTTACCTTAACTGGTACTGTGAATTGTGATCTCCCAGAACACACCCATAGGGAAGTTGTTGATATAGCAGTAATGCTTGCTGCAAGTGAAGTGCAAACTTCAGACTTACAAGGTAAAATTGGTAAGTTAGGTTTTAATCAAATTGTTTAATAACAAAAATTAGAAATTATGAGTAATCGTAACAATGACGTTTTTCAAGTATTACCTACAAAAGGTAATTATGCTCTAGCTACAACAGGTTCTACTGTAGATGCTTTATTGCCAGGGCAATTAGGAGTTTTTGATGCTTTAACAGGCTTAGCTTATGCTACAGCAGTTCCAGCTGGAACTAAAGCTATCACTTTAGCAGTTGGTGTAGGTAATGGTACATTAACAGACATCAGAACTTCTGCAGGTCAGTTCATTCAGACTGCAGGTATCACTGATCTTACTTACCAACCTCACACTGCAGGTCAACCTATGAAAGTTACTGTAGGTAGCTTCAAAGCTGAAGCTGATACTGAGTATGGTGTAAGAGTTGAATTCCGTAATGCAAAAATCAACAGAATCCAAGGTTACAATCAATTTAGCAAAGCTTTTTTGGTTAAAACTCCTTGCTCTACTGACTGTACTACAGGATGTGATTCTTTGGATGCCAATGTATTGACACAATTATTTGTGGCTAACATTAATGCTGATGAGTCTAAATTAGTTTTAGCTCAACCTGTTGCAAGACAATCTTTGACTATTGCTACTCATGGTACTTCTGCTAACTATGCTACTGGTGCAGTTATGACTGATGCTGATGTTGCTAGGTTAATTGTGTTTAATAGCACTGCTTTACCTGCTGCTCAAGTATTTGCTGATTTCCAATTAGTAAGTCAACCTTTGGCAATTGGAAACTACTGCTCTATCAACTTACACTACTACAAATTATTGGAAACAGTTCTTATTGTTTCTTTGATTGAAGGTTTTGGATGTTCAGGAGCAACTACTATCAACCAATACCCAGTGTATGAAGAAGGTAGTGGAGTAAATGTTCAACAAAAAGAATACCATGCATCAGGATGGGCAGGTTCAGGACCTTACAAATTGTCTCAAGTAACTGGTATGGGGTATGAAAATATCAACTACCTTTCTGTAAAAGGAACTACTTATGATCAATTTATTCTTCAGTACAACCAAACCTCTGAAGCAGGATGGCAAGAGTACAGTAACAACTTAAGTACTGTGATTGCAGTTCCAGAAGCTGATACTGTAACAAGACAAGCTGTTGCAACAATCTTTAACTCTTTCTTAGCCTCTAGAGGATTTGAAACTTTGGTTGATGATGCTGCTGCTGCAAGCACTAACCCTGCTGTAGTAGAACCAGCTGTTACTTCTGCTGACCTTGATGGTATAGCATAAGGAAACTTAAAAAAGCTATTTAATAAAACATCTCTATTTTTATAGAGATGTTTTTTTTATTTAGTATCTTTGAACATTAAAAATCTTCTCATGGGATATTCAAAATATAAGGACATACATACTTTAACTAATACAGGTGTTGTAAACATGCCATATACTGTATTTAAAGTAAACTGTGACACTACAACTGAAATGATTTCAGGTACAATTTTACCTACTAAGAGTGTTACTTTAAATTTTAAAGTAGATGGAGATTATAGACTTGAATATGTTTATACTCCTACAGTAGGTTTTGATTTAGAAGATTCTGTATATATTTCTTATTACTATAACTTAACAAATTCTTTTATTGCAACTGCAGAAAAAGTTTTATGTGGTTGTACTCCTTGTGATACTTGTGAAGAGTGTAATACTTGTGAAGAATATCTTGAAGCATTTACTAAATCTTTTGCTATAGCTACAGTAACATCCCCTTTGTATAAAGCTTACACTGATGCTGTAATAGAAGATTCTAAATGTTCTTTTACTGATTCAGTTTTATGTAGTACTATAAAAGAAAAAGTTTATGGTAACCCTGAAACTAAAGAAGTCTTATTAAAAATTGTTGCTGCTTACTATGCTGCATTTTATTATAAAGACCTTATCTTGGCTGTAAACACAGAAGAAAAAGCCTATGTTACTACCAAGTATAAATTTGATAAACTTGCTAAGTGTATTAAAAAATTAGGTGTAGATCCTAAAGAAACTTTGGATAAACTTGAAGAAGGTACTATGGTATATTACTGGCAATTAAATAATGTGCAAGATGATATCACAGAAGTTGTCCCTTTAATTACACCTTCTTATTTAACATCAAAACTTTATAAAACTTATGAAATTTTTGAGCAAGGTTATATAGTTCAATACAATCTAATTGGTAGAATTGTTTTTGCTATAGCTTCTACTCAAATAGTTAGTTTTGCTATTACAGATGCATTAAACAATGATATAACAGATGAGTTTGATAAAGATATATCTATCCCTAATACAGTGGTCTATGTATCTAAAAACCCATATAGTTACAGTAGTATTTACTTTAAATTTAAAAAGACTTTATAATGAGTGCTAATAATATACCTGCAGGTTTAAAAGTACCTACACAGACTCCTCTAGATGCAAAACTACATGTTGCTTCTCAAACAATTTTAGGTAACTTAGGTTCTAATAATAACCTTGCATACACTTATTATGAGGGTATGATAGTTTATTGTGTAGCAGAAAAAACAAGATGGGAATGGAGAGAAGTAGGAGGAACAGGAACTAAACTATTGGTTACTGACTTTACTTACCCAGCAGGGTTAGTAGTAGATGGAGTTACTTATTCAAATAAAGTATTTAACTTTTATCAAACCTCTTTAGCAGGTCCTGCAGGTGCTACTGGACCAACAGGTGCCACAGGTGCCACTGGGGCTACAGGAGCAGCAGGTACTAATGGTGCAGATGGAACAGACTACACTGCAAATAACTTACAAAGAACTATTAGTACTTTTGGAGATGGTGCATATACTTTAACTGATGCTGATAATAATTATACATTAATTATAGAAACAGGAGGAACAGCTAAAGCTATAAAAGTTCCAAACACAGGGCTATCTGCAAAATTTGCAGTAGCATTTATCCAAAAAGGAGCAGGAGATGTAACTATCTCAGGTTTTCCAGGAGGAGCAACTATTCTCACACCTATTGGAGGAGCATTTAAAATAAAAGGTGAAAGTTTCTTTGCATTTTTAGAAAAAGAAGGTACTAGTAATATTTACTATTTAGGTGGAAACATAAAAGTATAAATCATGCAACTATTTAAAAAAAGAGCATATACATTATACTATCCAGAAGAATGTTTTAATTGTACACCACATAATGTTACAATTGGAGATCAAGTTTGGACAGGATGTAACTTAAGTGTTACAACTTATAGAAATGGAAATACAATTCCACAAGTAACAGACCCTACTGCATGGGCAGCATTAACTACAGGAGCTTGGTGTCATGTTAATAATGACCCTGCTAATGATGCTATATACGGTAAACTTTATAATTGGTATGCTATAAATGATCCTAGAGGTTTAGGCCCTGTAGGTTATCATGTACCTACAGTAGTAGAAAGAGATGCTCTAATAACTTATTTAGGAGGACAAAGTGTTGCAGGAGGTAAAATAAAAGAAGTGGGAACATGTCATTGGTTATCTCCTAATGTTGGTGCAACTGATGAAACTGGTTTTACAGCTTTTGGAGCAGGAGT